AACCAAAACATTTTAAGTGTACTTATTAAGTCAATGGAAGGACTACCGACTTACAAAATTACCATAGACGAAGCATACAACGATGGCGAACAACCGCTAGGTGTGGATTCTATTGCGTTCACGTCAAACCCTGCCGTATTGGTTAAGGGTGTTGCGTTCAAGTCCCAAGCAAAGAGCCACTTCGCAGACGAAAAGAAATATAGAATAACTGCACCCGCAATGATACCTATGGATATTTATCGTAGTGATAAAGAAATGGGTGAGTACTACGTTCAATTTACCGAGACCGAAATAGACACGATTTTCAAAGAGTTCATGTTGAATTTAAACAACCAAAACTTGTTTAACCTCGAACACGAAGGAGACAAATTAGTCCCTGCCTATATTCTAGAAGCGTGGCTAGTGGACAACCCCGAAGCGGACAAGGCAATGAGTACGTTTGGAATTGCAGTCCCTAAAGGAACTTTGATGATGACTGCGCAAGTAACCGACACCGAGTACTACAACAAGTTAGTCGAAGCGGGTCAAGTAGGCTTTTCTATTGAGGGCTTTCTAGGTCTTAAACTAAGTAATCAAAAACAAACATATATGTTACCAGACGGAAAACACACGCTCGAAGATGGTACGGTAATCGTTGTAAAAGACGGAGTTGTCGTAGAAGTTCAAGAGCCACAAGCCGAGGAAGTAGCAATGGAAGTTGAAGCGTCTACGGAAGTGGAGATGGCAACGGAAACAGAAACACCTGAAGAGGTTGTAGAAGTTGAGGCGGCTGTTGATCCTGCGGCAGATGCGGAAGCTATCCTTGCAATCGTAAACCCTGTTTTAGAGCAGCGAGTTAGCGAAATTTTGCAAGTCATTGCAGACCTCAAAAACGAATTAACTGACACGGAAGAAGTCGCATCCGTTGAGGAAGTACAAATGTCAACAGCGCAAAAATTCAGTAATGTAATTAACTTCTTAAAAAAATAAAGATGGCTAAGAAATACAAATTTGATTTAACGGTAGACGCATCGGCTCTACTTCAAGCAAACCCAAGTGAATATTATTCTATTCTTTACGGAATGGAAAATGCGGTAACTAACTACCGAGTTCTACCGGGTATCAAAAACAAAACAAAAATTGCAACGGTCGTTTTTGACAGGCTTCTTGCAGAAAGTGGGTGTGACTTTTCAGCTCAAAACGCAGACCTAAGCGCAATTGAAATCGATGTATGTGCATTGACTTCTCAAGCGTCTGTTTGTCAGTTTGACTTGGAGCAATCTTTCCTTGCATTGGAAATGGCTAAAGGTTCAAACTCGGACTTTTCAGTTGCTTCGTTTATGAATTTCTTTTATTCACAAATGGCGAAGAAAGGTCACCAAGAACTTGCTCAATTGATGTGGCAAGGTGACACGGCTGCCGAAGGTGCTTTGTCTTTGTGTGATGGTTGGATTAAGCGTTTATGTGAGGCTGGTGACTACATTCCTGCAGGAACTGCTGCAATTGATTCTACAACGGTTCTTGCTACTTTCGGAACTGTTTTAAATGATGCTACACCTGAGATGTTGGTTAACCCTGCTAACATGCAATTTAAGGTATCACCTGACGTTGCTGCAGCTTACCGCATCGCTACAGCATCAACTAACAACGTGACTAACGTAACGGTTGGTTTGTCTTTGACTTACCTTGACATTCCAGTTGTTGTTGAGTATGGTCTTCCTGCTTCAACTATAATTTTAAGTGATTACACGTCATTTATTTATGCTTTAGATGCTGAAGGTGACCAAGACAATTTACAAATCGTTGACTTCTCTAAGACTACACTTGACCGTCGTATAGGGGCTCGAGCGGATTTCAAATGTGGCTTCTTTGTAGTTAACAGTTCACAGACGGTGGTTTGGGGAGATATCTGTCCAGCATAACATTTATTTAGCTAATAGGGGGGTCTAAACCGCCCCCTTTTTTTTAACCCTTAAATACTAAATAAAATGGCTTGTACAACTTTAGAGTCAATCCTTAAAGGATGTGATTCAAATATCGGAGGGATAACTTCGATTTTAATTAATGACCAAGACAACGTGGTAGGTCCAATCGTTGAGGCTGCTTATGTTATCACTGACTTCGGTACACTTACTGACCAGTTTGTTCCTTTCGAGTTCAGACGTAACACGGGAATGTACACCGAGGAAGCGGCTATTGACTTGGTAAATGGTTCGTCTTTTTACACGCAAACGGTTACTTTGATGTTCCATCGTCGTGAAGCTGCGAAATCTAAGGCAATCAAAATCTTGGGCGAAGGTCAAAGAGATTTGGCTCTTGTAGTTGGTGATGCTAACGGCAAATATTGGTATTTTCCAACGGCTCAATTAACTGCGGTTGCTGAAGGTTCTGGAACTGCTAAAGCAGATGGTAGTAAATATTCCATTACGTTTGTAGCTGAAAACGAAAACCTTGCTTACGAGGTAGACGCTGCAATTATTCCGAACATTATCTAATAAGATAAACACAAATTGTAAGGGGGTTTTAATTAGCCCCCTTTTTTATTTAACCAACTTTTCTAAATACTACTTATTAAGATAGTATGATATACCTCGAACAAAACGAAAACAATACAATAGCATTAACGCTAACTGAAAGTGCAACTATTGAAGCACCGACATGGTTGTTTAAATTCGTGTGGGAAATGGACGAGACACTTGCACCCGTTTATTGGGTAGGTGTGGATTATTCTCAATATGTAAACCGCTACAATCTTTTCTTTTTGGAGGAAGGTGTAGACGTTACTTTAAGAATAGGACAATACCGCTACGAGATTTACGAAAGTCCTGACCCGATTATAGTTGACCCAAACACGAACGCAGACGGACTGACGTTAGTTGAAGAGGGGCGCATGGTTGTAGAAGGTATATCAAATTCAATTTATGACTAATGGGTTTATTTGGAAAGTTTAAAAAAGACGAAAGTGTAAGCGTGGTCGACACGGGTTACCAAACATTTAGCACTCCGTTCTTGCGTGTGCCTGAGGGAAATTTATCTTTGCCTTTTGTAGATGTTAGATATACGGTACAAGGTTACGTCCGTTTCGGAAGTGACAACCTTTATCCGCAGTACATGAATCAAATGTACTACATGTCACCTCTTCACGGGTCAATTGTGGACTTTAAAACAAACGCAACTATTGGAGGTGGCTACACATTTGACGAGTCCAAGTTGACCGACATGGAAAAGGTAGTACTTTATGCGTTTGGAAAAAAGATAGGTTTCAAAGACACGCTAAAGACAATCACAAAAGACGTTATTCTTCACGGACGTTGCTACTTTACCATTGAGTTGAAAGGTGGGAAGACTCACAACGTAAAAAGGGTTGCACCTGAAAAGGTTCGCATTAATCAAACAAAAACTTTGTACGCGGTTAATGAAGACTGGCAGTATGGTATGCAAATTACGACTTACGAACCATACCACCCGGAGTGCAAAGACGGAACGTACCTATACGTTTACGAACAAAAGAGCGTAGGACAAGATTACTATCCACTTCCGCAGTACACCAGTGCGTTAAACTTCGCCTTTTTGTCGGGTGAACTTAGCTACTTGCAGAAATCAAACATACAAAACTCAATCTTCCCGTCGTTTGCAATGATGTTTCCTAAGAAGCCTCAAGGACCTGAAGAGATGCAATTAATCAAAGACACGGTTAACAAGTTGAAAGGAGCAGAAAATTCGGGCAAAGCTGTCGCCTTTTTTGCTAATAATAAGGAAAGTTTGCCTGACTTGGTGAACGTACCTACAAACTCAAACGACGAATTGTTTAGGGGGGTTAGTGAATTAAACACCGAGCAAATTTGTTTCGCTCACACTATCGACCCGATACTTTTGGGTGTACGTACTTCGGGCGCACTTGGTTCGGGTTCGGACATTAAACAAGCGTATGTTATCTTCGAGAAAAACACTATTATTCCTTTGCGTGAAACCATTACGGACGTAGTAAACGGACTTTTGAGAGCGGTTGGTATTAATGCACATGTAGAAATCACTAACTACCAAATCGTAAACGAAACTATTACAAGCGTAGACGAAAAAGGTAAAGACATTATTAACGCACTCAATGCCATGAACCCGACATTGGCGGCTAAAGTTTTGGAAAACATGACAGCAAACGAAATTCGGGAACTTGCTTCACTTGCTCCGTTACCTGACACTCAAACACCAACAGCATGATTTATTTCGTAACCGAGAACTTTCTAAAAGTAAACACTCCCATCACTCGTAACGTCGATGTGACGGATGTCTTCCCATACGTTAAACCTGCGGCAGATATGCGCTTACAAGCTATCCTAGGCAGTTATTTCTATAACTATTTGCTGACTCAATACAACGACGAAGTTTTAACCAACGACGAAGTTACGCTAGTGGAGAAAATTCAATTTGTAGTTGCGTGGAGAGCAGCGGAACAAGCAGCCTTCGGACTGACATACCAACTAAAAAATAAAGGTATTCAACAACAAAGCGGAGATTATTCAAGTTCAGTAAGTCAAAGTGAAACGGCTTTCGTTATGGATCACTACGGACAAATGGCTGCTTTCTACGAGAAAAGATTGATTAACTATTTGCTAGAATACAAAGCACTTTACCCACAATTCACAAGCGACCTTAACCGAGACTCGGATATTAAGCCCGTTGGAGGTTGTGGGAATAGAGGTGACTACGACAACACCATGATGGTAATCTGATGGCAGACCAAGAAATAAATATAAAACTCAACGGGATAGCACAAATCCGTTCGGAACTTAAAGCCTTAAAAGGGGAACTTGCCAACGCAACAGACCCTAAACAAATGGCTGCGCTCGGTGAAAAAGCGGGTGCATTAAGTGACCAACTAAAAGACGCAAACGAACAAGCGGCTATCTTTGCTTCGGGTTCACGCTTCGAGCAAACGAGCAATGCGTTCGGGTTGATGAAGTCGCAGTTGATGGACATGGACTTTGAAGGGGCTGCAACCAGTGCAAAGTTGTTCGCTGGAAGCCTTGGCAAAATAGATAGTAAAACTATTTCTGCTTCACTAAAAGGGTTGGGTTCAACTATTGCTTCGGTGGGCGGTGCTTTTCTTAAACTTGGTGCGCAACTTTTACTTAACCCTATCTTTCTACTTGTAACTATTATCGGGGCGGTGGTTGCTGCCTTCGTTTACTTAGGTAATAAATTAGGGTGGTTTGACGGAATAATTAAAATGTTAACGGCAGTTTTCAAACCTTTGGTAGATTTAATAAAAAGTTTTCTTGACTTGCTTGGTTTAACCAACTTCGCAGCTGAGGAATCAATGGCAAAAACTACCGCTTCACTTGAAGAGGAAAAGGAACAACGAGAGCAGATTTTGGGTCAGATGGACAACAAAATAGCCCTGATGGAAGCCGAAGGAAAAAGCACCGTTGCCTTAAGAATTGAGCGTAATAAATACATGCAGGAAGAAATAGCGAACCAAACTAAACTCTTAGAGTTTATGGACAATTCGTTTTTGAACCAAACCAAACTATATAAAGAAACGGTCAAAGCAAATAAAAGCAAGGCGCAAGAAATCAAAGTTGAAGAAATCAAACTCAATCAGGAAGTAAAAGCCGAACAAGCAAAAGCCGCCGCAGATTACGAACAATTTTTAGCGGATAGGTTGGCCGCAAGACGTTTAATTCAAGACATTGAATTAAGCGTTGCAAAAGACGGAATAGAAAAGGAACTACTTGCCAATAAATACAAGTTTGACCGTATGCGTCAAGACCTTTTAAATAACGAAAAGTTAAACACGAAAGAACGTGAAAGGTTAAACGCACTATACCTTGAACAAAGCATAAACGAAGCCGAAAAGATTAATCAAAAATACGTTGACGCAGAAATAAAGAAACAAGCGGACATTGCCAAAGTAATCAAAGACGCTCAACTTTTACGGGCCCAAGACGAGGAAGATTTTGCCGCACTATACGACCAAAACACACGAAGCGCAGCACAACTTGAAGAGGACGCAGTTCGTGAAAAATACTTTAACCTAATTACTTTAGCTGAACAATACGGACTTGACAGCGCAGAACTTAAGAAACGTCAGGAAGATGAAATTGCTAAAATTGAAGAGGATGCCGCAGAAAAAGCAAGACAAAAACGTCTAAAAGAACAAGCGGAAAAAATACAAATGGCTGAACAATACGCAGGTGCAGTTAATAACCTTGCAGAAACGGTTTTTACTTTATCGGATAGGTTCGGAAAACAAGACGAAGCAAGTAAAGAAAAACGTGCAAAGCGTCAGTTTCAAATTCAGAAGGCTATGCAGTTAAGCATGGCAATAATGGACGGGTTCAAAGCGGCAAACGCTTCACTTGCTCAGTCACCTATTGCTATTGGTCCAGTGCCAAACCCTGCGGGTATTGCTTCACTTGCTTTTGCTATTACTACTTCATTGGCTAACGTTGCAAAAATTGCAAGTACTCAATACGGAGGCAAAGGCGGTGCGCCTGCGGGAGGTGGTGGCGGTGCTGCGGTTGGTGGAGCTGACGCAACTGCGGGAGGTGGTGCGCCTTCGTTCTCATTATTCGGACAAGGTAACAACCAAAATACCACGGGATCAGCGCAAGACGTAGAAAACAAATCAAATCAACTCACGGTAAAAGCTATTGTAGTAGAAAGTGACGTTACAAGCACCCAAAATAAGATTAAGAAAATGCAAGAAAACGCTACACTATGACAAGCTATATTACACTACTTAGTAAGATTGAGCAGTTTTGTAACGCTCACTTGCAAATAAAGAAATACGGAGGGGAATTTCGGGAGCAGATGCCGAACTTTAGCACCAAAGACGAAAAGTACCCGGTGGTATTTGTCGAACCCGTTAGCGACTTGGAAGACCTAAACACGAATCAATTTTCTATTAACGTTTATTGCGTTGACATTATACAAAAAGACCGAGCAAACCTAAACACAATAGTTTCAGATTGTCAGTTAATCCTTAAAGACCTTTACGTCTATTACATTAACGACATGGACGCTCAACTAGATGTAGTAGGAACGTCGACAATGACACCCGTTAACAATTTTGACAGCGACTATGTAGCGGGTTGGGTTATGAGCATAACTTTCGAGGTCTCAACTTACGGAGCGTGTGAAATACCCATGAACCCGATTGAACCAGTTGAAGTAATATGCGAACCGGGTACCGTTGAAAACTCGGACGGAAGCTACACGGCAACCGTAGCAAGTGGGGGCTTACTTATTCTTCCGGACGTTCGTTTAGTTATATACGATGAAGACGGAAATGTACTTAGTGACGAAATGTACCCGAGTGTTACAGACCAAGACATAACTGTAACTATTCCACCATGTGCGGACTCAACAATTAATGTTAATAGCAATTTATTTGACACAGCTGCTAGTGGAGGTACTTTAAATGTACCCGTAGTTAATAGCGGTTCAAACCCCATAGGCACTATTGTAGCTAATGAAGTAGTAATAGGTAATTCGGTTATAAATATTAATACCATACAAGTTGGTGATGTTTCCGCTGAAGATACGTTATCTATTAATGTCACTCTTAATGGCAGTAATAGCGGTACATGGAATCCAGGTTCTCAGACTTGGGAGGTTGTTGCTGCGGCTGTACCCGTTGGTGCTACCTTAATGAAGACGGGACAAACGACCTCTTACCGCACTGGAGACGATGGCGATTTAGAAGCGGGACGTGCCACCTCATTTACGGTACTTGCGTCAAATAATCCGTTCGGAAACACGAATAGATTTACTGACGAGTTAGGCGGTCAAACGTACACAAAGAATATAGTCATTGATTGGAGCACATACAACGGCACAAATGTTTTAGGATATAAAAGAACACTTCGGGCGGTTGGTATAAATTGGAACAACGCAATAGATGAGTCCATTGCTTTAAGCTTCGGAGGGTTTACAAGCGGGTGGAGAATGTGCAACATTAAGGAATATCAAAACCTATACAACTACGGGGTTAACTATGCGTCACCTTTAAACTATTCTCCATTTAATATACAAACCAATATTTTGTTTTTATGGACTGCCAACACTTTAAATGGTCAGACTACCGATGCTTATTATTTGTCAAATAACGGGACGCAATCTTTTATTGTTAAAACATTTGCGACAAATATCACCTACATTTCATGCCGAACTTTCACCGTAACTGGAACAACTTTATCTTAAAATTATGACTTATAAATTTCCCCAATTCAACGTCGAAATCGTTAACCCAAGAATTGAGGTTCTTGTTATTCACGACACAATAGCAAAACGGACTTGCAGCGTTGACGTATTACTAACTACGGAAACGGCTAACTTTGGTTTGAGCCTTGACGGCTTTACTTATGTTAATGACTGGAACGACGAGGAAGTCGAACTTTGGACTTTAACCGAACTTTCAAAATACGAAGTGTGAAATAT